TGGGGAGGGGGGGTACCCCCGTTTCGGCATGCCTCTCTCTCTCTCTCTCTCTCTCTCTCTCTCTATTTATTTTTTTGTGAAACATTGAAACATGGCCCCTGCTGTGGACCGAGTCAATTGATTCTGACCCCTTTTTGAGAGGTTCTGTTAACAAACCCTGCGTTTCACAACTTTGTATTTGGCGAAAATTTTCTGCAACATTGAAACGCCTTACACAGTCCAATTTGGCCTGTTTTTCTTCTAATCATTAGACGCGTTAACAAACCCCGCGTTTCATCTTTTTGAAACGCGCTTGACTCAGTCCGTTTTTCTAATTATTAGAAACGTTAACAAACCGCGCGTTTCACAACTTTGAAACGTGATCGCCCCCGCACGATGACAGTTGTCCCTGCCCGGCCTCGCCTGCGAGGCCGCTGGATTTCGTCGTTGCTCAGACTCACTTGCCGCTGCCGTGTGCAGGCTCACGGACTCACAGACTCACCCACCGCTCGCTACTATCACAAACCCCGCGCGAGGCGCGGGGTCAGAAAACGCGGACGAAAAAAAGCCCGCCTCGCGGCGGGCTGAAGGCCGAGCGGTGTCGGCTACTTGCTGAACGTCGACTTGTACCAGTCGCAAAACAGTGCCAGTCGCGCGGGCTGCGACACGATGTCGGCCAACATCGGGGCAATCATCGCAAGGTCGGCCGAGTCCGGCGCGACTACGGTCACGCGCCGGCCGAGAATCTCGGGTTTGGCCGATGCTGCACTTGCCGATACTTGCGTGACCTTGGCGCCGGTCGACGCGCCGGGTGAATGCTCTTTCCGCTTTGCTGCCGCGAGTCCCTTGCCCGCGACACCCCGAGCCTTCGCATACTCGGCCTGAGCGGCCTTGTCGGTGAACAATGACGGCGCGAACTCGCGATTCAGTGCAAGGGCCATGCGCAGACTAGTTTTATAGTTCGCGCGCGCCGACTCGCCCAGCGCGCCACGCGCCACGCACGCAGTGAGAAAGAATCCGTCGATTGCCTCGACGATTGCGTTGCCCGTGAGACCTTCGACCTTGCACGTCTCGATCAATGCATTGACTGCACTGCGAACCTTGCCGGCCACGCTAGCCTGAGCACGTTCGACTGCGCACTGCGCAGAGTGAATGCCGCGAAGGTGTTTATTGGCGACTGCCTGAATCCGGGTTTCGATGCGACTTGCCATGATGCTACTCCAAGAATGGGGCCCGAAGGCCCCGAATTGATTAGAACGTGAATCCGACTACGACAAGAGTGTGCGGGCGCAGCGACAGTTCGCGATTGATATCGTCGAATGCTTGCGCGCTAATTCGCTTCGTGGACCGGTCATATTCACCACGCACATAAACCCGCTGGGCGCCCGGCTTGTGGAAATACTCCCCACGCTTGACATCGCGTATTGCCTTCAGTTCACCGTACATCTGAGTTGCTCCGAGTTGCGGGCACCACGGAATGCGATGCCACGAAACGAATTCTACATGGTCACGTGACAATGTCAAGTCGGCATCTAATCTTTAGAAACCGCCGGAGCCGGACCCCACCGCACTGGGGGAGGCCGCTTTCCTGCGTATGGGACCCACGCGCGTTACGCTGAGCGCAATCCTCCCGCACACCACATTCCTACGCCCTTTTACTACGTCAAGCCCCCTAGCAACCACCCCCCTTCCAAAACTAAGCCCCCCTAAAAATTTTTTGCAATATTTCCTACACAGAGCTTTACTCAGTAATCTACTTGACTTAGTTCACTTCGCGCGGTACGCTCGCTGCACCTCTTAGGAGTGCATATGCAATTCCCCGATGTCGATCTCGACATCCCTTACGCTGCCTATCCGCCTACGTTTGAAGACTTGCAGGCGCGGGTTAACGCCGCCTTCAATAGCTTGGCCGAGATCTCAGACTCGGTGCTGGTCACGGATGAGGACAAGGCCACTGCCCGGGGAGTGGTGCTGGGGAACATCGAGCCCAGCGGGACAGTGCTTTCCTCCCCCGGCACAGTCATTCAGATCAAAGCCATCCTTGACGAGTACGACAAGGAGGTGGTGCAGACTGCCAAGCAGATCCGTACCTACGTCACGAACAAGCTGATTGTTGACTCAACCCACCCAGACCCGCGCATTCGGCTCAAATGCTACGAAATGCTTGGTAAGATTAGTGACGTTGGGCTGTTTACCGACAAGTCCGAGGTCACTATGCGTCATCGGCCCACCGAGGAGCTTGAACAGCTGCTGCGGGAACGCTTGATGAAGACGATTGAGGCCCTGCCGGAGTCTCCGCTATCGAATTTGGACGTTCAGGATGCCGTTGCTAGCGACTCCAAGTGACGTTCAGCGCCTTTTGGCGAACTTAAAGAGCCTTTCCCCCGAGGAAATGGCCGATACGCTGGCGCTGTTGGAGGAGATTGACAGCCGAAAGCGAGTCCTACTTGCGCAAACCGACTTTTTGGCCTTTATTGCTGCCGTTGACCCCGACTATAAGTTCGGAACCCACCTAAAACGGCTTGGCGCACTGCTGATGCAGATCGAAGACGGGGTAAAAGACCGAATTGCGGTCTCTATGGCCCCCCGATTTGGCAAATCGCAGATGATTTCGATCTACTACCCTGCTTGGTACCTCGGAAAACACCCCGATCACAAGCTGATTTTGGCTTCGCACACGTCCGATTTGGCCGTCGATATGGCCCGAAAAGTGCGAAATTTGATGCAATCGGACGTGTATAAGGCGCTTTTTCCGGGTGTTGCCATTGCAGCCGACGCCAAGGCTGCAGGTAAGTGGAACACGACCAAAGGCGGCGAAGTGTTTGCTATCGGCGTGGGCGGTGCCCTTGCTGGTCGTGGTGCCCACTTGGCGATCATCGATGATCCCCTGTCAGAGCAGGATATCAAAGCTGGGAATACGGCTTCGCTCGACACGGTGTACGAATGGTTCCGTGCGGGTCTGCGGACTCGCTTGATGCCCGGTGGCAAGATTGCCATCCTGCACACACGCTGGCACCAGCGGGACTTGATTGGCCGGCTGATTAAAGACGCCACCCTCAATCCAGACGCGGACCAGTACGAGGTCTTTGAGTTCCCCGCCATCCTGACGTATGCCAACCCAGACTACGACCCAGAGGTGCAGGATTCGGCCTCGGAGCTGCAAAAGTCGCTGTGGCCTGAACAATGGAGTCTGGAGCACTTGCTCCGCACGAAGGCGTCGATGCCAGCGTGGCAATGGAACGCACAGTACCAACAGCAGCCCACTGCTCAAGAAGCGGCCATCATCAAACGTGACCAGATTAAGTGGTGGCCCAAGGAAGACCCCCCGGAGGTTGACTACACCGTGCAGGCTTGGGATACGGCGCTGACTACGAATGAGCGGTCGGACTATTCCGTCTGCCAGACGTGGGGCGTGTGGCAAAACGAGGACGGGGTGGACAACGTCATCCTGCTAAACCGCATCAAAGGTAAGTACGAGTTCCCAGAACTGAAGCGAACGGCTCTGCAGCAGGTCAAAGAGTGGACGCCCGACACGACGATCGTGGAGGCCAAAGCCTCAGGACAGCCGCTGATTGACGAGATGCGGCGCTCGGGGATCTTTGTGCAGGATTACACGCCGGGCAAAGGCCAAGACAAGATTGCGCGGGTGAACGCTATCAGTGATATGTTTACCAGTGGTCAGGTGTGGTTCCCCGAGACGTGGTGGGCCTCTGAGGTTGTGGATGAGCTGCTGGCGTTCCCCAATGGGGAGCACGACGACGATGTTGACGCGTGCACGCTGGCTTTGATCCGCATCCGTAAGGGGGGCCTGCTCAAGCTGCAGACTGATCACGAAGAGCCCGAACTGACGTCCCGCTCGCGACGCGGGGCTTACTATTAGGAGCCGTCATGGCAACGAGTTTGATTGATAAAGGTCTGTATGCGGCCCCTACGGGGCTTGAGTCGTTAGAAGCTGATCCGGGCCTCGAGATCGAGGTTGTGAACCCGGAGAGCGTGACGCTGGCCGATGGCAGCATGGAGATCACGCTGGTGCCCGAGGAAGCCCTCAGTGATGAGGGTGAGTTTGACGAGAACCTTGCCGAGCGCATGGACGAGGGCGAGCTGTCGTCGCTAGCCTCAGAGCTGCTGGGGCTGGTGGATGCAGACGTGTCGGCACGCAAAGAATGGTCCGATATGTATGTGAAGGGCATCGAGGTGCTGGGCCTCAAGTATGAGGACCGGACAGAGCCTTGGGACGGTGCCTGCGGTGTGTTCTCAACGATTTTGCTCGAGGCCGCCATCCGCTTCCAAGCGGAGACCATGAGTGAGACGTTCCCTGCGTCGGGCCCGGTGAAGACCAAGATCCTCGGTGCCGTTACACCGCCGAAACTGGAAGCCGCTGAGCGTGTGCGTGCGGATATGAACTACCAGTTGACCGAGCGGATG